GCTCGCCAACGACGACCATGCCGAACAGCCCGATCGCGAACCCGATGCCGGCCTCGATGTGCGCGCTGCTGATGCCGGCCCACTCGGTGAGCGCCGGCCCGACGTACATCGACGTGCCCACACCACCGACGAACGCCGCAAATCGGTCGCCCCACGTCGCGCCCACGGGCAGCGCGCGCAGGCTAATGAGCGAGCCGAGGATGCCCGGTGCCAGCTTGGCCGCGGCTGCCCCCAGCGCGGTCAGCGTGCCTTCATCGACCTGCCCCATCAGTGCGCCCCTTGGTCTGGCACGTCGCCAGCATCGGCCCGCGCCTGCGCGCTCTGCTGGGCGTCGGTGATCGCCCGGCGCGACTGGTCGCCGGACCGCCGCCGCGACAGGAACTGGCGCTGTCGCTCGGCGGTCTCGACGCGCCGCATCTCGGCTGCACGATCGCGCGATGTGCCAGCTTCGAGGGTCTGCGCCTGCTCATACGACGTGAGCACACGCAGCACGTCCCAATCAGCCGTGCGCTCGTCACCCGCGAGGATGGCCGTCACCACACCACGAATGCAGCCGCGCGCCACCCGCCCGGCCATCTCGATGTGCACGCGCTCCAGGCGCTCGGCGGCGTACTGGTCGGCCGGCAATTGGTCGAGGTACGCGGCCATGTGCCGCTGGTCGATGGTGCCGGTGTAGATCATTTCGCCTCCATGTGCTGCCGATATTCAGGGTGCAGGCCCATGCGCGCCCGCTCGGATTCGTAGGCGCGTTCGCAGTGGCGCATCGTCGGCCACGCGCCAGTGCGCAGGCGTAGGTACACGTCCTGCCACGCGAACAGCACATCGACGGCCACGCGGAACGCGACCCAGCGCAGCGGATGCCCGAGACGCGATTGTCGCCACGCCCGCGCACTCAGCGTTTCGTCGGCGTAGGTGCCGAGGTTGAACGCGAAGATCAGCACGTTCGCCAACTGATCGATGGCGATGAACAGTTCGTGTCCGGTGTGGACCACCCGCCGCCACACCTCACGCGCGATGCTCACAGCGCGCTCCCGTACGTCGCCGGCCACACGACCGCCGCGAGGTCGAACGCCTGGGGGTCGGCGTCCATCACGGCGCGCGCGGCCTCGGCCGCAGCGAACGTCGCCTGATCCTGCTGCGCAGCCGCGCCGAAGATCGCGCCGGCCAGCGCCTGCGTCATCGACACGAACGACCCGTCCATCGTCTTCCAGGCGAGCCCGGGCGGGATCGAGGCGCCGAGCAGCACGAGGCCGATCTGCTGCGACCTGGACAGCAGGTCCGAGTGGAACCACTTCGTCTCGCCGCCCACGTCGACCGAGTACCCGCCGTTCAGCGTGCGCCGGTCGCGCTCGGCCTTGATCGCCTCCCAGTGGGCGGCACGAAGTGCGTCCAGGTCGGGCCCAGGCGCAGCCGCAAACGACGCCACCACCCACGCCAGCCCCGACCAGTTCGCCCGGTCCTCGCCCGGCGTCGTCGTCGTGCTGGTGATCGGCGGCGGCTCACCGGTGGAGCGCGGCGAGCCGTCGGGCACCTCGCCGTCGTACCATCCTCGGTCATCGAATCGATAGGCCATCTGTTACTCCGCGAAAAGCCCGATCGGCGAGGTCGAGCGCAGCTTGTAGACGTTCGAGAACGTCGCCGACCCCGGCGAGACATACGTCGTGCCGCCGAATGCGCCTTGGCTCGCCCCGGTCGGAAGCGGGCCATCGCGCTGCGCCCACGTGTCGAGGTCGGTGGAGGTGAAAATTCCAGCGGCCAGCGACAGCGCCAGGTAGATCCCATTGATGTGGCCGATGGCCGACGGCGTCATGCCGGCCGGAGATGCCACCTCGGTCCATGTCACTGCGTCGGTCGTCCACCACAGGCGGCCGGAGTACTGCAGGAAGATCCGGTTGTTCGCCGCATGCAGGTTCGCCACAGACCCCACGACGCCAGACGGCCCCGTGCGCGCGGTCCACGTGACGCCATCCGCCGAGGACGCGAACGCGTTCGACGAGCCGCCGATCGCAATCGCAATCGATCCGTTCGACGCCACCTCGCTCCACTGCTGCGAGGTCGGCAGCGTGCGCGCGGTCCACGCCGAGCCGTCGGGCGACGAATAGCACGTGGTCGTCGCGCCGCCGCTGATCGTCGCCACGAAGTTCGAGCCGACAAATGCGATGTCGTTGAACGTTCCAGGCGCAGTGACCGCGCCCCACGTAACGCCGCTGTCTGTCGATCTACACAATGACGTACTGCCGGCGATGCCGGTCACGTGCGTCGACGCGCCGTAGGCATACATCGTGTGATTGCCACCGGTCGCCCACGTGCGCGCCGTCCACGTTGCGCCGTCCGGGCTGGTGAACCCGGCGGTGCCGCTCGATGGTGACGCGACGAACAGCGATCCGCCGTAGCCCATGTTCGTGAAGTTCGCGGCACCACCGGGGCCGGCGATCGTCGACAGCAGCGTCTCGCCGCGCGAGATCGGAACGCGACCAACGGTGTTCGCGTCCAGGATCGGCAGCCGGCGCAGACCGCTCGGGAAGTCCAGCGTGAACAGCGTTCCATTGCACTGGAGCAAGGCTTTCTCGCCCGGGTACATCGCTACCGTCGTGACGCCGTTGACGGTCTGCGTGCTCGATGGGTCGACGGTGATGATGCCCGTGCCGTCGTTCACGACCCAGCACCACCAGCCGGAGGCAAGCGTGCCGGCCGAGGTCAGCGCGAGTGTCCACGTGCCCGTGCACCGGAGGATCGTGCCCTTGTCGCCTGCAACCGCCGTGTATGCCGACGACTTCGCCGAGGTCAACAGATTGGTGATGCTGCCGGCCGCGCCTTGCGGGCCGCTCACGCCGATCGACCAGTCTGTGTACGTGCCGCTGCCGTTGATCGCAGACACCGAGATCGCGAGCGACGTGCCGCTGTAGCTGGTGACCTGGCCGAGCATCCATGTCGTCGGCACCGAGGTGCGCACCACGATCACCCACATGCCAACCTGGTACTGCTTGCTCGCCTGCGTCGTGAACGTGCGTGCTCCGGTGCCCACCAGCGTCGAGGTCGTTGACGTTGCGAGCAGTGATGCGCCCTGCGAGGCGGCCGTCGCGGCGTCTGCCGCAACCTGCACGGCGACCGCCGCGATGTCGGCACCGAAGTTCGGGAAGAAATCGATGTACCCGAGCCCGAGCACGTCGGACTCGTTGTACGTGTTTCCGTTGATCGTAAACGGGAAACTCACGGCTGCAGCTCCTTCACGCGAAACGCCTTCTTCCTCGTGTTGACGTACGGGTACTCGATCATCGAAAGCTCCTGCAGCCGACCGAGAAAGCCCTGCCGCTGCTGCACGTCGGCGTCATCGGTGTCTGGGACATAGAACACCTCGCCGGAAATGCCGAGCAGGCGCTGCATCTCGTAGAAGCGCTTGAACTCTTCACTCGACAGCCAGTCCAGCGAGAACGACGCAACGCGGTGCGGACGCCTGTTCTGGAAGTACTCAGCCCCGCCCGGCGTCGTCTGCACCTCTGTGCGGTCCACCCAGCCCTCGGACATGCCATACGACATGTTGTACGCCGGCTGGATGCCGCCGCCGAGGAACACGCGACCGACCTGCACGAAGCCGTCGGCGTTCGTGGTGTCGTCGATCTCGATCTGCACGTGCGTGCCGTCATACCAACCGGCCGATGCGACGTGCACGATCGCGCGGTCATGGCCGACGAACTCGTCGCCATCGATGTGCCGCCACAGGCCCGCAGTGCCCCACGGCATCAGGCCGAGATCGAACGCCATCTGCCAGCAGTCGACCCAACCGGAGTCGTACACCTCCGCGCCGCCTGCCGTCGTGCCGACCTTGATGCGCCACTGCGCGGCCTCGCTGAGGTTGTGATTCACCAGCGCGAAGCACCGGAACGAGCGCGTCGCAGCGTACGCAAACCGTACGACTGTCGAGGTCGTGAGCGCATCGGCCGAGCGCGCCACGAGTGACAACTGCCGGTCCTGCAGGTTCGCGAGCGTCGAGCCCCACGAGCCCGCAGACAGCGTTGCCTCGTCAACGCGGTTCGGGTAGCTGATCAAACAGTTCGCCACGTCATCCCCAGAGAGAGAAAGTCACGGTCCGCGCGCCGTAGTTGTTCTCGATGCCGACCGCGAGGAATTTCTTCCCGCCCACATGCCGAAGCGCGGGTGCTTGACCTCGACGCAATCGCCGAGATCAATGGCAGCGAGCACAGCGCGCGACATCGGCACGACGACGCGCAGGAAGTCGCGGTCCAGCGAGTGCAACGCGAGGAAGTCGGCAGCGCCCGTGCCGACGTAGCGCGGCGATTCGATGCTCATGTCGCCGGCCAGCGCGTGCACCGTCTGCACTGCCGTATCGCTTGCGCTCGCGCTCGAATACCACTGCCGGCGCATGTAGCCTGGCGCGCCACCGGCCAGCGTGCGACCGAACATCCAATTGCGCCACCCCTTCGTCTGCACACGCCACACGGGCACATCAAGACCAGGCGGTGCGCTGCGCTCGATCGACAGGATTCCAGACTCGCGCAGCGTGTAGACCGGCGATCCGCCCGACGGATCAGTGATGTCGCCTGCCGTGAATGACCCGAGCGCATCGAACCCGAACCACGATGGCTCGGATTTGCACGCGCGCGCCATGACCTGCGCGTATGTGTCGCTGCTGTCGATCGGCAAATGGTCGACGACATTCACCACCGTGCCAGACGCGCCCGACACGCCGGCATCAAGCGCAAGCTGAGACAGCCACGCCGCAGCACCCGCAGTGATGCGCACGTCTGAAGGCGCACACGACACGTCATAGGCCGGCGCGCTGCCGAGACGCACGTAGCACGGACCGCCACCATAGAACCGCGCTTGCCCTGCCGTCGGGGCAGTCGCATTCAAGTCGGCCGTGCTTGCGTACACGGCACCCATCGTGAGCGACACGCCGCCGTCCTGCACGCCCGCTGCTGCTGGCACGGCACTGATGCCGTCGCACACGTGGTAGATCAGCTTCCCCGCATCCACCAGCGTGCACGGCACCGGCAGCGTGTCGCCGAACGAGCGCGCGGCGCGCTTGCCAGCGAGTGACGCGTCGCCCTCAAGCCCGCCCGTGCCGAGGAACGTCCGCGTCAGTATCGGCTTGTTCAACCGGTCCATGTCGTCGCGGATCACGACCGTCGCCGTCGCGATGCCGAGCTTCACGGATCGGATCGAGCCCGCGCCCACTTGCGTGAAGTCGGCAGGGAAGTCTCCATCTTCATCGCCGGCCCACAGCTCGAACGGCTGGCCGTCCCAGCCGTACTGCGTGCCCTCGTGCGCCACGTCTCCAAGCCACTTGCCGTCGGCATTCGCAACCACGAACTCGCCCCAGCCCGAGCGCACCGCGCCGAACAGGCCATCGCCAGCGAACATCTCGCGGCGGAAGAACCCAGACGACATCATGCGTGGCGACACGTGCACGCCGGCCGGCGTGTCGCTCGGGCGCGTGACCCAGCCGCGACCGTCGGTGTAGTACCACGACTGTTGGGTGCCGCCACTGTCGATGACGGCGGTGATGCGCAGGACGAGGATCATCAGGACACCGGCTCCGGTGCCGTCGCGGTGCCGCGCATGAGGTTGTAGAGACCCGTGATCATTTCGAGCGTCTGCTGCTGCACGCTTAGGCTCTCGGTGTAGAACTCCGCGTTCTGGCTCACCAGCGCCTCAGTCCCGTTCGCCTGCCGTTCCATCTCAGCGAATGCAGGCCCGCCCGGCGCAAGCTGTGCCGCAGCCGACAGCGACTTGCCGTTGCCCGTCAGGTAGTCCGCAATCGATGCAAACTGCGCCTGCACGTTCAGCAGCGTTGCGAACTGCTCCTGCCCCTTCGTCGTGCTGACGTCCAGCGAATCGACGAGCGCGCGGAAATCGCCTTTGCTCGAAAGGTCCGTCGTGATTCCGACCGCTTCGAGCGCGTCCTTGATGCCCTTCGCGGTGATGCTCGCCTGCTCTTCGCTCGTGTAGAAGTTCGAGATGTAGCCGGTGACCTTTGACACGAACTGATCGAGCCCGCCGGTCAGCGACACGATTCCGTCGCGAGCATCCACCGACAGGCTTCCGAACGTCGCGAACACGCCGCCGAGATCCTGCACTGCTTGCGTCATCGTGCGCGCGTTCGTCGCCGCAGCAATGATCGCCTCGCCCTGCTGCGCATTCAGCGTCGCGGGATCGAACTGGCGGAAATAGGCCGCATACGCCTCGGGCAGATTCGAGCCCTGCATCGCGGCGATGAGCACGCGCTGCGCTTCCGCCTGCAACTCGGCCTGCAATGCGGCCTCGTCGCGGCCCACGTCGCGCGAGATGATGTTGTCCAGCAACATCCCGCCTTGCGCGTCCCGCACGAACGACGCAACGCGGTTGGCCGCAGTGCCCTGCGGGTCGGTGTCGAAGCCGATCCCGAGCGACCCGCCGAACGACCCGCCGAACATGCCGGCCAGCGCGGACACCTGCTGATCCAGCCCAAGGCCGGTCAACTGTGCGTCGGAGCCGTTCGGCGTGAACAGGCGTTCGCCCGTCGTGCTGTAGCTGCCGCCCGACTTCGGGCCGCCTTTCTTGCTGAAGATAGCAGCGAGCGCCATTGCGCCCAGCGCGATCGGCCCAAGCGCACCAAGCCCCATGCCGATGCCAGACATGATGCCGCCCATCGTGCCTGTGCCGACCAGAGAACCAGCAGCACCCAGCGCGCCAGTGAACGACGTTGCGCCCGTCAACCACCCAGCGCCGGCAGCCAGCGATCCGCCCAGTCCGCCAGCGCCGAACAGGCTGCCGACGCTGCCCAGCATGTCGCCGATGCCGCCACCGCCTCCGGTCGCCGCATTCGCCGAGCCTGACAGGCCAAGCGACCCGCCTAGCCCGCCCGCGATCGGCCCCACGATCGCTTGAATCGTCGGGCGCAGAATGAGCGACTGGAACAGGTTCTTAGCGGTGTCCACGAGGTTTTGCAGGAAGCCCTTGCCGCCCTCGAACCCGCGCATGAGCGAGTCCGTCAGGCTCTTCTCGATCGTCTCCGACTGACGCGCCCACTCGGCATTTGCAGCCTCTCCAGCCTTGCGCGCGGCCTCTGCTGCATCTGCCGATGTCTGCAACTCGAACGCCTCGCGCCGCGCCGTGCGAAGCGACTTCAACTGCTCGACCTGCAACCGCATCGCGGCGACTTCGGCGTCTGTGCCTTCGGTCGCTTCGAGCATCGCAAGCGTCTGTTCCTTGATCGCGATCACGCCTGCCGCGCGCTCGTCACGCACGTCGAACAACGCCTGCCCAGTCTTGCCGATCTCTTCGTTCTGCTCGCGCTGCGCCTTGACCTGATCCGCCAGCGACTTCGCTTCGTCTGCTAGCGACTTCACCGACGCGATGCGCGCCTCGGTCGCGGCCTTCTCCGCCGCTTCGAGATCACGCTGCGCCTTGGCCGTCTCTTCCGTGTTCTTCTTGACGATCGGTTGCGCCGCCGCCAGTTCGGCAACCTCGCGCGTGTACTCGTCCACGCTAATGCGCCCGGACTTGTACAGCGACTCCAGCGTGCGCACGCGCTCGGTGTAGTCGCGTGAGATGCCGATCACATCGAGGTAGGCTTCGCCCAGCTTCTTCGCCTGCTGCTCGGCCTCGCGCTCACCGTCCGCGCGGGCCTTCGTGGCAACCTTCACCCCGCCTTGCGCGACGATCAGCTTCTGCACCTCGGCAACGTACTTCGCTTCGCTGATGATGCCTGCATCGCGCGACGCGGCCAGCATCGCAAGGTTCTTCTGGTAGTCCTTGTGCTGCCCGCTGCTGTCCTGCGCCCACTTCATGTAGGCGCTACGCACCTCTTCGACCTTCTTGCGCTCGGCTTCGAGGGCATCGACACGCTTCTGGTCCTCGCGCTCGTCGTCAGTCGGCCCGGCCGGCGTCAGTGCGCGCGCATCGCGCTGCGCCTGCGCAAGTTGCTCCTGATACCGCTTCCGCGTGTAGGCGTCGAGATTCGGATTCGCGAGGTTCTTCTGCGCGTCCGCAATGCGCGACGATGAGCTTGTCTCGGCCCCGAACAGCACCGCGCCGACCTGCCCCCAGAATCCGGCCCCTTCTGCTTTCGCGCGCCTGATCGTCTCCGCGTACCCGCCGATTGCGGCGGTCGCCATGCTCATGACGGACGCAACAGCATCGGCAAGCCCGGAGTCGGCCACCGCGCGCACCAACTCGCCCCATTCGTTCTTCAGGCGCGTCATCGCGCGGCCGGCAGACTCCGACGCCTTGACTGCACCCTCGCCCAACTCAAGTTCAAGCTGCTTGGCGAACTTCGGCAGGAAGTCGTCGGCGATGACCTGCCCTTGTTCGAGCATCTTGCCGAGTTCGGTCGTCGTGACGCCCATCGCGCGCGCCGCGATCTGGAACGCGCCCGGCATGCGCTCGCCAAGCTGCCCGCGCAGTTCCTCGGCCGATACGGTGCCCTTGCTCATCATCTGCGAGATGGCGAGCAATGCACCGTTCGTCTCTTCGGACGACAGCCCAAGCGTGGTCGCGGCCTTCGATACCGCCGTGAAGATCGCGCGCGTCTCTTCGCCAGCAATGGCCGTGCCGCGTGAAGCTGCGGACAGCTTCACGTATGCGTCGGCCGTCGTCTGAAGGTCGATGCCGAGCGTGCGCGCAGTCGTACGCACGAACTCCAGTTCGCGTGCGACGTTCGCCTCACCCGCGACCGACGCCATCGCAGAACGGAACTTGTCCGTCTGGTTCTGCGCTTCTAGCATGGACGTGGCAAGGGCCTTCAACCCTGCGACGATCGCAACCACCGAGAACCCTGCACCGATCGCGCCGAGCGCATCCTTCACGCTCTTGGCGTTGCGCTCCATGTCGCGCGATGCCGATTGGACGCTACCCGTCGCGTCCTGCATGTCCTTGCGCAGGCGCGCAACGTCCGCCTGCATCTGGATGACAAGCTGCCCGACGACATCAGCCATTCTCGGCCTTCCCTTCCTGCGCTACCCGCATCGCCGTCACGTCAAGCACCTTCAGCATCTCCAGTTCCCAATGCGTCACCCGCTGACCGGTCATGCGTAGGAACGACTCGACATCCGCAGTCGTCAGCAGCGACGGGCCAAACCCTCCGCTTCCGCGCCAGTTCTGGAGGTCTGTGAACAGGTCAAACACGCCCTGCGCCGCCACCGGCAGAGGATCGACGTGCAGCTCATCAATGCGGCGTCCGCGCGCGCTTTGCGCGGCCCTCAGATGGTCGGCAAGCGTCGCGCCATCAGCCTGACGACGCGACAACCTGAATCGCGACTCCGCGTGCTCGATCAGCTCTGCGCGGAGTCGCTGATAAAACGCGCCGATTCGTCCAGCGCGTCGGCAATCTGACGCACGACCCATTGCTGCGAAGGCTTGCTGAACCATTCGCGCGCGGCGCCCTTGCTGTACTCGACATCAGCGCCGCGCCAGCCGAGCACGCGCGCCACGGCCGTTTCGACGCGCTGCGCTTGCTGCTCTTCGTAAGACAGCAACTCGAAACTGCCCGTCTTCTTGAACGTGGCTTGCGCCCGCGCCGTGCGCGACGATTGCAGCGACACGGCCTTGTCGTGTCCGGGGCCGGCCAGTGTGAACACCACACCGAGTTCCGCGCCCGTCTTCGGGTGGCGCAGCGTGTATTCAGCGGTGTCCAGTTCGACGATCGAATCGATTTTGTACATCATGCCTCGCAGGAGAGAAGATGCACGGACACCGCAGCGCGCGCCCCTGCGAGGAGGCGACACGCTGCGGGCCGTGCCGGTTGTGCCCGCTTACGCGAGCGAGTCTTGAATTGCGAACGTGGTCACGTCGCTCGTGGTGCCAGCGCCGTTGTAGAGCGCCGTGAACGACAGCGTTTGCACGAGGCCCTTCTCGCCGTCGTCGCGATCGGCGCTGCCGAACTTCACGCGCGGGAACACGAACGACACGAAGTCGGAATCCTTCGCGCTCGAAGTCGTGAACGCGCACGCGATCGCAACCTCGCTCTCCGCATCGAAGAGATCGAAATACGTGTGGTCCTCGAAGAACGCCGTGATCTGCCCGGACACGGTGACACGGCCCTCGAAGATGTCCGGATAGCTGTTCGACCCGACGACGGGCTCGGCAGACATGCCGCCGTTCACGCTGAAGTTCATGCTCGTGAGGTTCGCCACACGCGCGCCGTTGACGATGACCGCGCCATTCACGGCAGCCACCACACCGGAAGTCGTCGCAGCCGTCGGAGCCGTGAAGTACTGAGCGTCGGCCGTCACCACGTCCTTGCCCATGAATCCGAACTCGATTCCGGCAATGCCCGTCGCCGGAAGCTGCACCGACATCGTGTTGACCTTGCAGCCGCTGAAAACATCGCTCTTCGCGATATCCGACTGCCAGTGTTCGATCGAGAACGACGTATCAGTGTGCGATGACGCAGGGACGATTGCCTTCTTGCCGACCACGGTCACCGAGCATGACGCGATCGGCCCTTCCGCCGTCATCGTCAGGCCGTTGAGCACGTGCACGGTTGCGACCGTCGTCGTCAGCGCGATGACGAGGCAGTTCTTGTTCAGGTTGTTCGCATTGACCGAGCCAGCCGTGATGCGAATCACGTCACCGATCCGCACGCCGCCCGACACGAAATCGCCGGAGCCGCGCGTGATCGTGTAGTAGGAGCCGCTCGCTGCGATCGTGAGCGACAGGCCCGTGATAGCCGACAGCGCCGTGAAGGTCTTGCGCACCGCCGCCGCCATGAAGTCCTCATACGTGCCCGGCGACAGCTCGCCGCTGATCGACCCTTCGACCGAGCGCACGCCGTGGCGCATGTCGGAGACTTGGTAGTCCGGCCGAATCTCGTTCGATTGGTACGTCTGCTTCTTCAGCGCCAGGTTAGAGGTCACGCGCCGAAGCGCCTGTGCGCTCGACGCTGCAGGCACGGTGCCCCACGTCGATTCGGCCTTGTAGGTCAGTTGCTTTGCGACGCCGGTTGCGTATGCCATTGCTTGCTCCAGGAACGAAAATGCCGCCCGCAGGCGGCTCGATCAACAGTAGTCGATGGTCAGTCTGTGTGCACGATCAGGTAATCGACACCCTGCTCATGGCGCTCAAGATCCGGATCAAAAAGGTCCGGCCCCACGATGTCGCGCGTGATCGTTGCGACCTGCACGCCAGCAATCACGCCGTATTGGTAGCGCAGCGCGTCTTTCACGGCCTCGTGAATCGCCTTGATCGCCGAGTAGTCGTTTGCCAGCGCGATGACGCTGATACGCGACTGCACGAGCTGCGCGCCGCCGTCACCGTGGATCGTCGGCCGGTCAACGGTGTCGATGTGCCGATACACGATCGCCGGCACAGCGATCTGCTGCGGAAGATCCGACGGGTAGATGCGCGTGGAGACGATTGCCGTCACACCCGCTGCCCCCGACAGCAGCGAGTACACGACCTTTTCGACGTTCATTTCAGCTTTGCAACTTCAGTCGGCAGGCGCTTGCGGATGTAGTCCGCGAACGCCGTGATGCTTGCCTGCCCGGCCTTGTCGAACGCTGGACGCATGAACGGCTTTGCGCGTGCGCCCGGGTGGTCGACTTGCGACACGAGGCGTCCGCCGATGTTCAGCATGCCGCCCTTGCGCGCCTTGATGACGTGCCGTTGCGTGCCGAACTCGACCATGTGCGCGTAAAACGCCTTCCGGTCGCCGGCCTTCACGGTGCCATCGATTCGGCCGGCTTTTGTGCTCACGCGCACCGACACGCGGATTGACTTGCGCAGGTCGCCAGACTTCACCGGAACGTTTGCGCGCGCCTCTTTGCGAAAGACTTGCCCGCCCGCATTGACCGCGCCACGCATCACGTTGCGCTCGATCCTCACGGGGAGATCCTGCAGCGCACGCTGCAGATCGGCGAGCCCCTTCACCTCAAGCTCGCTCATACCGTCGCCTCGTTGTAGTCGCTGCACATCAGGTACATGTGATCGAGGTCGCGTTTGAGGATCGCGTCGATATTCATCGTGCGCCCGCGATGCGTGATACGCATGTGCGGCATCACGTCGTCACGGTCGCGGATCACCACGCGCTGCACCCGCTCGGCGTTGATCTGCTGCGCGGCCATGTACTCGCGACCACTGAGCGATTCCACCGAAGCCCAGACGGTCGCCAGCGTCGTCCACGTCGCCACCTCGGCACCGTAGGAATCGCGCGCCACGCTTTTCGTCAGGATCGTCACGCGATCACGCAACCGGCCGGCGGACAGCATCAGACGCCCCAGACCTTGTATGCGTCGAGCAGACCGTCGAGAAACTGCACCGACTTCGGCACTCGATCGGCCTGCGCCAGAATCTCGCGCTGCGCGTACATGGCGGCCACAACGGCGAGGATGTACGCCTTGATCTGCGCCGGGCACGCATCCGCCGTGTAGCCGGCCGTGAAAGTCACGCGCACGGCGTTTGCGACGTCCAGCGTGGTCGGCCACGTGTACCCGTATGCCGGCAGCACCCATGCCGGTTCCTGCGCGTCGTCCAGCGCGTAGTCGGCGCTATCCACAGTCTGCAGATCGCCTGCACCGTCCACGTACTGCACCGACGTGATGGCGTTGATCGGAGGACGCGGGATCTGAATGCCGTCAGCCGGGAAGGCGTCGAGATACAGGCAGAACGTCGCAGGCGCCAGCGCGCGCTCGGTCAGATGCTCGGCGCGTTGCCGTGCTGCCGAGATGTACGACTCGATCAGGTCGTCGTCGTCGTCGACCTCAATGCGCGCGTGCAGCTTGGCCGTGGCAAGCGTCACCGGCTCGACCGTCGGTGCGGTGATGACCTTCAGTCCCATGCGGGCGCCCCAATGCAAAAGGCCCGCGCGATGGCGGGCCTCGTATTTCGTGTGTGGTGCTACGTCAGTTGATGCGCCGGCCGCGCTGAATCTGCGCAAGCCGTCCGTATGCCTGGCGCTGGGTCGCCGATGCGCCGCGCACGCCGTGACGCGCGAGCACGCCAAGCGCTACCCACGCATCCGAAGCAGACACCGCCTCAGAAAGCTCGGCCTCGAATACCTGCGAACCGACGGAACCACTCCACCCATCCGCCGCACTCACCGCCTCGCTGATGGCAGCCGCCAGCGCGAGCGATGCGCCCACGCTGTCGGTTGCGCTCGCCACCTCGGAGAGCACCGCCGCGAGCACCGCGCCCGCTGTCATCGCGTCCTCGGCAGTCACGGCTTCGACGATCGCCGATGCGTACACGGCGGCAGCGGTGAGGCTGTCGGCTGCGCTCACCGACTCGACCAGCTCGGCCGCGTAGATCGCAGCGCCGATGCTGCCGTCGATGCTGTCATCTGCGCTCACAGACTCGGACAGCGCGCTCGCCATCTGCGCGGACGACGACAGCGCGTCATCAGCCGAGGCCGATTCCGTCAGTCCGCCGACACGAACGATCGACGCCGATGCGCTGTCGGC